GATAATCAACCCCAGCAGGCAGATCGTCGCAATGGCAAACATTCCAATATTGCTTGCGGTAGAGCGGAGCCACCATTTCTTTCGTGAGCTGTCGCATTGCCTGTTCATCAACTTTGTGTCCGACATAATCCTCCCACACGCGCTGAGTAACGCCAAGATTCGTCCTGCCACCGGGGTCTAAAGCGTGGTGGACGTACCCCCCCTCGTGAGCGAGAACAAGTTCTAGCGACTTTTCAAAGTTTTCTTTCATATTAAATCTTGTTCTCATCAAGCCGATGGTCGCCACACCAGTCATTAACAAATACCGCAGGATAACCGCCCATCGAAGGTGCATGACGACGACAACGACCAATGTTATACACAGGGTTAGGCGTGTCTATAGTACCCGGAAGAATTGCTATTTTTGCTACAAACCACATACAAGTTCCGCATTTCATTCCCTGACTACGGTGTTTCCACGGGTCGCTCATCGTTTATCCTCAGAATTTTTAATTTTCTCAACTGACCGCATAGCGCCAAGCCCCAACATGCCCATCAAAATCTGCAACGTTAAATCAGTGCTGATTACCGGGAACTCGCCGGTATACCCAAACCAAACCTTTGCGATAAACCTTGCAAACGGTTCGACCAGCGCGGCGTAGGCCAACCCTGCTCCACACACCCAGCCAATACCGGGTCGCCACCCCGCTACAAACCAGTTCGTGCTTTTAGCTTCTTCTACATTTACCTGAATCTGTAACTTTGCAAGGTCAGTCTCGGCAGCAAGCTGGGCAAGCTCACCATTCTGCTGCATCTGAAGCAGCGCCCGTTGCGCCTCTGCTTGTTTCTCCGGGTCTGGAAAAAACCTAGAGATTAAAGATTGAGCAGCAGAGAACAGACCTGAGATAAGTAAGGGGTTCAAAAGTTACCGCCCACAGGATTTAAGACACCAACCGGCGCGTCAGTAACAATCTTCGCACCGGGCTTGATATGCCCATTAGTAGCTGGGCTTTCGTTGATTGGGCCGTAGCATGACGCAAGCTGCACATTGTTGGTTTTCTTCGCTTGTTTGTCGCAAAGGAACGACCACTGGTTCGACATGCCGGAATCTTTACCGAGGATGAATGATCGACTCACCAACGGCGCAACTGCCCAGCTAGGCGCTTGTGGCGCTTCGCTAACAGTGGAAAACAGGCTCCACACTTTACCTGCTGGCGCATCGCAACTGTTGTTCATCAGCGCACCGTTGGCTACGCTTCGGCCTGTAAGCACCGGACAGACTGCCATGCCTTCTTGAAACACTTTACCTTTGACAGTTATGGTCTTGCCCGTAGGCGTGGAGCCTGACGCGGCACACAGCGCGTATTCGCCGTTGCAGATCATCAAGTCGGCAGCAGACACGCTTACCGGCAGCAGAGCAAGAAGGAGCAGCTTTTTCATTTGTCAGCCTTTCAATGCAATGTGAAGAAGCAAGGCAATGATAAACCCGGCAACAGTGATACCGATATGCTCGATGCGCTTCAACCTGGCACTGATAGTGTCGTAGCGCAACTCGCAAACCGCCTCATGCGAAGTTAGACGAACGTCCAGCTCGTTGGTTGTCGCCATTTCTCACATACCCTCGCCCTGCACGATGTAGACAGTGGCCGCCGCCGATGCAAGACCGCTGAAATATGAGGTCCGAGAAAAGCGCAGGATCTCAACCGCACCCGGCACCAGCACGATGGCTGGGCTTGGGTTTCCTGAGATCGGCGCCACAGCGTTTGCAGTAGCCAATGCCGCAGTCGTGCCAACACCGAGAAACACCGTATAAACGCTGTCGTTGATAATGCGATACTGACCCGTTCCCTGTGCATCCAGCCTGCCGTAGACGAGCGCCTGGACACCAGCAGGAGCACTGGCAGCTGCAGGAACAACTACGGTCTCGCCAAGTGGTGCAAATGCAATTTGTGAATTAGTGGACATATCAGACTCCTTGTGCAGTTTGTGCTGCTTGGTATGCGCTCACCACAGCCGATGTATGCGTTGCAGCACAGATTGCCTTCACGCGAGCGTCCTCGCCGCTGTAGTCATCGCCGGGGGCGACAACGTGGCGGTGAAACGTGCCGCTGATCTGCTTGCCGTCTTCCATGATTGCGGTCTTGGTACGTACTTGCACCGAGCCGTTTTCAATCACTTCGATGCGGTCAACGATTTGAATTTTCTCAAGCATGATGCTCTCCTAATATGACCCAAGAATCCACTTGGGCTTTGGTTTAACAATCGGTTGCGCCAGCGAATTCTGGCAGGGTTTTCAAATGCTCATACGCTTGTTTTATAAAATTTCCACCTTCCATCAAAGGGGCAAATTCATAAGTTGCGTATGTGCTTCCGTATTCGGTTCTGGTTTCTACATTTGCAACAACAGTTTCTTTTGTTCCTGAAACCGTTTGTACTTTTATGTATGCTTCTTTTTGAACGTCCAGTTGGCCGGTTTTTTTGTTAAAACCCCCGCCAACAAAAAAAGTTTCGCCTTTGATTTTTATAATGTTTTGAAGTGCCATGATGCTTCCTTATGTAAGGTTGTTAGCTCTGAAAAGTTGAACTTGTGTATATCGAATTGTGTTAGTGCTGACTTGACCGGCAATGCCCATGAAAGCAGCATTTGCGGGGACGGTGATTCGCGCATACACAAGACTCCAATCAGAACCAGAAAAAGCCAAATAATCAATGATTTCATTGTTTACAACAAGTGCGCCGCTGGTGTCATAGAAAACGGCTCGAAAACCACCTCCTATTGCTGCACCAGTTGGCATCCTTGCCCAAACCGACAAAGAGAACAGATCGCCGGGTTTGACTTGAAAACCTGTGTTCCTTACAGTAGTTGTTGACGTGGGGTCAATGGTCATCGCACGGCCAGTTCCGCCGGTAGTAACCAATTGAATAGACGATGCGTTAAAGCCAGTTGGGGCATCAGCGGCAATCGTGACTGCGGCAGTACCAGATCCATTCTCTGGATACCAAGTCGTTGTCACATACCCAAGGTAATCATTGCCAGCCTCGACCAGCATGTTGCTGCTTCGGTTGTTCAGCAAAAACTTGGTGGTCACACTGTCGCTGCGTCGATAACTGGTATTGTGGAATTTTAAGTTGGCAACGTTGTTGACGAACGGCACGTAACCCGTTGCAGTTTGCCAGTTGAAATCCAACAATGAGCAAATGTCAAATGTAATGTCATTTGTTGCAGCATTGGTTGGCGTAATCGCGCTCATGTCAATAAACGGGGTTACAGATGTAAGACCAGAACCGGGCGGGCGCGTAAAATTGCAATTGGTGAAGTATGTTTCAGAGTTTGCAACATTTGATGGATAAGTGAAAAGTGATTGGTTTGCAATCAGTTGGTTGAAACTGCAATTTACAAACTTGTTGTTGTTGCCTATGATTTTGATAGACGGTGCAAATTCAAAATAACAATTTGTAAATTTGACATTGCTGATATCCGCTGTAAGCCCTAAAGAACTTGCAGCTTTAAAAATTGTGGAATTATTGACAAATAAAAGCCCAAATTCATTTTCAATTGCGCGTGCGTTTGTAGGGTTGTACGCCGGACTGACAGGCCAGCCACTTGGCAAAGTTACAAACTGAGCACCGTCAACAAACATCACCCCATTGGCTGCGTTGCCATACCAAGGGTTTTGAACTCCAAAACAGTAGTAACCCATCAAGCTGTTTTCGCTCATTGGCGGAACAGTTGCAGGAGTTCCTGGCAAACCACCGTACACGATGCCGCGCCGAGCGTTGTTGATGGTCAAAGCAAAGACAGTGCTGTATTGAGCGCCTTGCGTGTCATTGTTCCACCACAGCGCACAGGTGTAATTGTCGCTAAAGTTGGGGTTGATTGCCATGTTGTAAATCTGGCAAGACCCACCCTCCAGTTTGACAACGGCATCCTCTGGCGACACACCAAGGCCAACAATGGTTGCACCATCAAACCAGATGCACTTTGCATTTGAGATTGTGATTGACGTTACACCATATCGGCCTGTTGGAAAAAACACGCCATAGGTGTCAGCGTCATCTAAAGCGGCTTGCACAGCGGCTGTCACATCAATAGTAGCAAGCCTAGCTGCTACATTGTCTCTTTGGGCTTGGGTCATGTAATCGAATACGTTGACAGAAGCGCCCTGTATCATTGAATAAGTTGCTTTTGTAAGGCTCATGATTTTTCCTTAAACAGAATATGAGCCGCTGATAATAATGTCAGCAGTGGACGAAACTTGTGAGATGGTTGTTGCCGCTGAATTAAGAGTGGTTCCAAACTGGTTTAACCTGCCAAACGTCTGGGCGCTCAGTGGTCGATAGCTTAAAGATGTATACCCAACACCAAACGTAATCTGGCTAACTTCCATCGCAGACGCAAATGGGCTGTTTGACAAACCCACGGTAAACGGCAAGCCAGTGATGATTGCATTACCAGAGCCACCGCTTAGAGACGACAATGTGAGCCGAATGTAGAAATTGACAACACGGCCAATTTTGGTGTACGAACCAAACTGTGTTGAATAGCCAACAGTTGGGTTAGTAGTTTCCCCCCCAAGCACGGGAGTAAAAGTACCTTCCTCATAGTCAGCCAACAACTCGCTGGTCATCGTGCCAGAGCCTGATGAAGTAACAGAAAAGTCAATGCCTTTGCCATCTGTGCCGATGATTAAATTTCCTGTGGCTAGCGTGACATTGCCATTCAAGGAAATTGGCGTGATAAGTTGGCTCGCGCTAACAAGTTTTGATGTGGCTTTTAACATGGTTTATTCCTCAGAATACGAATTCAATAATAGAGGTGACTGGCGGCGCTTGAGTAAATGTGACATTGCCATTTGCAAATGAATAGGTGTTCTGGTTTTGATAAACGCCGTTGATGTAAATTGCAAATGGCAAAGACGACACAGGAAAAATGGTCTGCACTCCATCGCCAGTTGCGTTAGTTGCGACAGCACCACCACCAAAGGCGTTATCATTCAGCGAAGTATAGACCACCGTTCCGTTTTTGTTCTGGACTTGGATCGAGTAATCGCTTGCCGCATAGATCCGGCTCGGGGTTCCCTGATAGACCGGGTATCCGCCGCTGGTGCGGATTGGCTGGACCGCTGAAATCGTCAGAGCAGAATCCCAGTAAGCCGCAATCGGGTTGGTGATGGGGTTCAGATTGACGGTGCCGATCCAGATATAACCATCCTCCAGCGGCTGACCGTCAGCTTCAGCAAATGCTGGATACGGGGGCTGAATCGAGAGTGCGGACATTTATTGGTTCTCCTGGTCGAATTGGCGCTCAGTCTGAATCGCAGACTGTAAGAATTGAACCCTGCCATTAAGCTCTTTGGGCAATTTAATTTGGTCTGCAAATATCTGAAATGGTTGTGAGGTCGCAGCACTGCGTAGTGTCGCGGTACTTGCTTGGCCTGTGGTTGCTGCCTCAACTGCAAGTTTCTGAAACGCGGGATCAGCAAACAGCTTGGCGGCTTTTTGAACTCCAGAACCTTTTGCGCCAGCCATGTATCCAATAATGTCAGGTGCAATAAGGCCACCACCAGGGATTGTGCCGACCACGCCGGTGACAGCACGCTGTGCAGCTCCGCTGGAAATCACTTTACTGAAAAGCCCATTAATAGCCATCTCACCAAGTATCTGATTAGCTTTCCCTGTTACTGGTATACGACCCTGTGCATCAGCAATGCGCCGAGATATTTCATAAAGGTCTCGTGACGCTGTGTCCCATTCTGGTCCCATGATTTTGACCATCTGTGCATAGACAGGAGGATTTGATCTAAGGCCACGATAGACCTTTGTGAATTCGGCTGGACTAAAAACAACCTCACCAGCACCAGCCCTGCCAACCGCTTTTCCGGCAGTAACCGCGGCCAATGCTGTGGCCACAGTTTCTTTTTGCAAATCTTCTGGAACAACTTTCATCAAACGATTGAACGCTGCCGCGTCGCCTTTTGATGCTGTCGATACTGCCGACTGCATTTTTTGGGATACACTGCCATCTATTTCTTTTCCGAAAGCCCCAATGATTCTTTTCTCCAAAGCCTTACGCTTGGCGGTCATTAGGTTTGCGGCACGAAGCTCACGCCTTACCTCCTCACCCGCAACAGTTCCTACATTGTCTAGTTGATCTTGCGCCAATGCGCCATAGAGCCTTTTTAGGTCGCCTTCGGCCATGCTGCCATAAGGTGACTCAAGGCCAGCTTGCGCTTTGCCAATTAAGCTCTTTTCACGCAGCAGTCTTCCGTAAGTGACACCTGGTTGTGTAGCAATCTCCAGCAATTTTTTCTCTTGCTGAGATAGTCCAGATTCACCAACTTCAGTAATCACACGTTGAAGTGTTTGCACTACATTGTTCATGGAAATAGGGGTTGATTTTGGCACCAACCCATTACCATCCACACCATCAATGCGGTCATAGATAACTTTGCTGTTTGCTTTAAGCGCGTCTCTTGTATTAGTCAGGTTGTCTAAAATCTTTTGCGATGTTGCGCCTGTGGCTGGGCGACCAGAAATGAAAGAAGCATCAAACTGTTGTGATATCTCATCCGCACGTTGAATAGCTGCACGAGTTGTAGCTTCCCACGCTGCTTCTGCCTCACCAGCAACCAAAGCGCGAGTCAGACCAACAGCACTTCTTACTTGTGCATTATCGGATAGCACATCAAAAGGCACATCTATGTTCAACCTTTGAGCAGCAGCAGCCGCCTCTGGGTTTACTTGCGCCATATCAATAAGTCGCGCCTTTGCAGCCGATGAACCTGGTCCAAAACTAGCTGCCTTGCGTGCAAGGTTCAAAACCTCACTTACATCGGTACGCTCCAGCGTAGCCGTGAAAGTCATGGGCGCTGCTGCCTCAATAGGGGCTGCTGGCGTTACAGGTGGGGCTGCTGGAGGTACTTCGGGTGTTACTGCTGCCGGAGGTGCCTCAGGTATTGCCGCGGCTGCTGGTGCCACTGGGGGCGCTTCTGGGGCCATTGCCGCACTCGTTGGGGCGGCTTCTGGGGTTAGCGTTGGTTCAATCCGTGGTGGTGCAGTAACCGGACGAGTCTTAGCTAATCTCCGTACAGCAGGAATAGCTGCTGCCACGCCAAAAGGTGTCATCCCGGCAGCTAACGACGCTGCAATCTGGGCTGGTGTACCTGCTCCGGTTTCTTCGGTTGCTTTTCCTCCTGCGCCAGCGGCAGCACCACTAGTAATCTGCAAAGCTGGCTGCGTTGCGAGCAAACTAGCAACTCTTTGAGTGACAGGGCTGGCTGCTGCGGTTTGAATGGCACGAGCTGCGGAAACAGTTCCTCCAGCGAGACTAGCTCCAGCGGTAGTAGCCTGCACAATTCGCTCGGCTTCAGTCCTTGGCTTGGCTACACCAACTCTGGTCAAAAAATCTTCCATTGCGTCAGTCGGCAATGTGTATTTCGTGCCTAACAAGCTGTTGATCGTACTAATAATAGGGTCGCCAACAAGCTGCGTCAGTGCCGCAGCGCCAGCCCCTGCAATAGCTCCTGGAACCACACCAACTCCGGCGAACGGAAGGCCAGCAGCAGCGCCAATTGCTGCACCGGCTGCAACTGGGGCCATCCCTCTTGCAAGCCCCCCAGCGAGGCCTGTGGCGGTTGTTGACGGAGTTGTTGACGGTTTTAGTGTCTGCGTAGCAAGCCATTGCTCAGGCGACATGGGGGCCGCAGTTGGAGTCGCAGGCGCTGCTGGCGTAGCCTGCTTAGGCTGCGATGCCAGCCATTCTTCTGGACTCATTTAATTACCCCTTCAGCTATGAGATAGTTTCTCCATTGCACATCCGAAAAAGTTGCTGGCCTGGTATAAGTTATTCCTTTGATAGTGGCGCTTGCTGGCAATGGTGCTGGCGTTTCTGATGGAAGTTGCTGCACATTGTCCAAAAACATTTGTGCTGTTGGAGATTGGGTAGCTGCCGATCTCAACAATTTATTGCTTTGGTCATGCTGTGATTTTGCAGCACGTTCAGCAACATTTAAAATTGTTTGAATTTCACCTTTTGTGAAATTTATATCCCCGCTTCGTGCTTGGATAAGCAACTTTTGCTCACCTTCTGTAATTGCTCCTTGACCTGTCATCATTGATCGTGACTTCAAAGCCATTTCAGATAAACCCTGAATCATTTCACGTGTTGCATTAATTCCTGAGTCACCAGTAAATCCAAAAGCATTTGCAATTCTTGCACCAGTTAATATTTGGTTTGCAAATGGGCCAGTTATTGCTTTATCTAAAGCACTTTTATATCTTGGAATATCACTAAGTTGTGTTGCGGCAGAATTTATTTGATTGTATAAATCGGGAACAAGTTTTCCAAGTTCTCCTGCTGCTGTTTTGTCTAAATTAGTGACATTGACATTTGTAACAGCACCTGACGGTCTTTTTAGAATTTGAAGACTTTGGAAAGTTAGTTTTTGGTCGGCAGTCAAATTTGCAAAATCAATCGCTTCTTGAACTGCTGGGGCAAGTTTTTCTTTATTTAATTTATCAAGATTAGCTTGCGCTAGTGGTCGTTCAAATTCTGCTTTTACTCCTGCTTCTAATGCTTCGAATTCTAATTTTGCAAGAGTTGGTTTTGCTTGAGCTGCTGCCCTTCCTTCACCACCCAATGCAATCGCACTGGTGATCACCTTATCGCCGCCAGGCATCTGCGAAATAGTGTAGCCAAAATAATCCTCAGTGGCCTTTGGGTCTACCTTGGCCACGTCGCGCCAAGTCTCTAAAAACTTAGCACCGGCTTCGTCTCCTGAATTGCGCTTCCCTTCGATCTGTTGATCAAGATAGCGGATAGCAATTTCTGGATTTCCTGATTTAAATGCAGAAAATACTTGGCCAGACTGTTGCAGTGCAGTTTGTTGACGTTCTGTTGACAACATTCCAAAACTCTCGCGCACAGACTTTGCCTGTGCCTCTGGCAGCAGCATGGACAAATTGGCGTAGTCCCTAGCCGTTGCGCCTGGTTGGCGCAGGCGTGCGAATGACTCCTGAATCTGCTTTTGCTGCTCAGCCTCACGCTGAGCTTTCTCTTGCGCAAGACGCTGGTTAGTAATGACTGTACCCATCTCATATGCTTGTTTAAAAGCCTGCGCAGGGTCAGGGATATTAACGCCGTAGTCAAAGGGCTGTGCCATATTAAAACTCTATAGGGGTATTTATAGAAACTTGGGGGAGCACTCCGCCCCCACCAGGGCCGTATACGTTTTCTGCGCCGTATATTCCGCTTAATGTTCTGCCTTGTGCAAATGGGCTTCCACCAAAGTTACCGCCCTGACTCGCGTAGGTTCCGAGTCCAGAGGCTAATGCTGACGGAATAGCACCAAATGCCCTGCCTTGCGCCAACTGACCACCGGCTATAGCTTGCCCTTCCCGGCCCAGCAGTGTAGCCACATTTGTGCCTAGAGCCTGAGCCTGCGATGCTTGACCAGCCGCAGATGCCTGCCCTCCGCGATACAACGCTTCAGAGGTGCCTATTCCAGCGCCTGCAATGCCGCCGAGTCTTCCATATTGCTGATCGATAGCCCTTTGCAACATTTGCGGTCTGAATTGCGCTAACGCTGCTTGGATGTTGCCGCCGCGTAGACCACCGGTAGCCGAGGCATTTTGAAGCAGTGCCTCTTCGCCAGCTTGAATTTGTGCTTGAAATCCGGCACCACCTTCAATGGCAGCAATCGCTTGTTGCTGCGCCTCTGGGCCAAGCAAACCAGCAAGAGCCTGCTGCTGCTCAAATGCCTTCTGGCCCGCTTGCTGAAAAGGCTGGAACTGACTAATCGCACCAGTGCCTGCCTGAACGTATGGCGCGAGCAGTTTCTGAACTGCATCAAACTGGCTACGTTGTTCTGCGATGCCAGCCAGCGAAGCGCCAGCCTGTGTTTGTGCAGCAGATTCCGCAGCATCGGCTTGCGCCAAGCCGGAAATCAGGGTTGCGCCGCCAGCAGCAATGCCTGCTATTGCGCCTGCAGATAGTCCAAAAGTCATGTTTTGCCCTCCAGGTTTAGATGTTGGACGGCCTCTAAGATTCGAGCCGGTGTTGGGACGGTATACATGTCCCAGATCACTTGCGGGTCTGTCTCGTTCGTCGGGTTTGCGTGAAAGGTGGTCACCTCGACCTCGGTCAGTGCGACGCCAGCGCGCTTGGCGTTGGCTTTGGTCACACTCATAAAGCCTGGACCAATCTTGGCCGATCCGTCGTCTGTGGTGACGATCAGCGTGCCTTTGCGAACAACGAAGAAGGACTCGTCCTTGTGTACTGCACCAGTCAGGACGGTGCCTGCCGGGATGTGCATGGTGCGAGCGTAGAGGCCATTGCAGAAGTTGTGCTCTACAGGCATGTCAACCTGGGGCAGCTTGAGAAGCTCGGCCTCCAGGCGGTAGATGGGCAAGTGCTCTGCAGGCACATCGGCCTGCTGCGAAATTTCCTGAACCGCAACATCGCTCATCGAATCCTCCTAATAGGGACTTTGAGCTGCTGGCGGCTAGATAATCTCAGCCCTTGCATTTTCTCACAATTTGACATTTGGTCAATCTTCCATTTCGCGGTCTTCCCACGCCTGACAGACCCGCATGTCGTTGCAGATAAAGTTGAGCTTTTCACAATGCCCCCTGAATCCTGCGCCTTTGTCATAAGTTGCCATCGGGATTCGTTCGATCCGCACTTGGGTCATAAAGCTGTTGTCGTAATACTCGCAGTTCGAGCAGTGCTTACGCCGAGCGTCTTTCTCATCGCACTGCATCGCCTCGGCCAACCCGACATAAAACTCCTTGTTTGCGCCAGGTTCATTGGTCGGCATTTCGGGGCCATAGTTCCAATCCTGCACCGCGATGGCGTAGTTCTTTTTGTTTTGCGCCGTGGTCAGAAATTCCTCATCCATTGGCAAGCCATTAAAGCCCCTCGGAATCATCATAAATTCTTTCATGTTCTACCCCTAAGTAATTTCTCGCCCGTTGGCTCGGATGGTTAATGATGTTGCAGCACTTGCAATGGTCGAGATAAAACCGCTCGGATCGAGCGCTTGCCCCACTAGCTCGGGAAAAGTGTAGGTCTCATCCGGCGCGATGCTTCGCGCGTCCACGATCAGGTTTGATGTGGCTGCGCTGCCTGCTGCAGTCACCAGGTTGACGCTGATCGTCACGTTTCCTGCCGTGGTATTGGTGGCAGTAAACTTGTCGATGATCGTCTTGCAATTAGTTGCGGTATATTGGGTTGTCTGGGCATTTTCTGCTTGCTTTGCTGGAATCAAAACCTTAATTGCGACGGTCATTGGATACCTCCGATATTATTTGACACAGTAAGAATGATGGACGGTATGCCTGGATGCGGCGCAGCCGCAGCAGTAGCAGCAACTTGAACAGACACATCAGTTACTGAAAACATGATTTCAACATAGTCGCCAGCTTTCAGATCAAAAAAGTAATTGAGTGAAGAAAAGATTTCTGCATTGTTACCCTGTAGTCTAATCTGGCTTGCGCTGTCTGTTACATCAACTCCATTTAGCCGAAACCAAATGTAAAACTCTGCAGTTCCACCGCTGGTTTTATCAAGCTGAATTGAAATCTGGTAATCGTAGATTCCTTCGGTGTCCACCATCACCCTTGATGTCGTTGATAAAAACACCCCTTGGCTTAAATCAGTCGTGTTGAACGTGATCGCTGTTGCAGTGTTGATGACCGTAGCAACTTGAGTGGTGGTGTCGTAGAACGAACCGTACCTGCTGCGCTTAAACTCCCTTTGCGGTGGCGTCATCTGCAAGCCCTCAACAGCCTTGGTCAGATTGTCCACCAGCGCCAGTGCTTGATTGACTTTGTTCTCGGCCAGCGCAATGCTCACAGAGGTTTGCTGTGCCAGCGCAGAAATCTGGTCAAGCGCCAGAGTGGTCTTGCCATCAATAACTGCTGTGCTGACCGCGGACTCTTGAGCCAATGCGTTGATCTGGGCCAGTGCTTCGTTTGCGGTGGCTGCTGCAGTATCTGCCTGGAACTCAAAATCAGTTCCAACAATCACCTGCAAAGTGTCAACCGTAGAAAACAGCAACTCAAACTGCCTGATCTGCTGCTGGTCAGTCAGGAACTGTGCAAGCTGGTCTCGCGTTAAGTTGAGCCTGCTAGAAACGGGTGCGGTGGCCATCAATACGCCAATGCTTCGATCTGCGCTTCGAGACGGACATAAGAAACATGAGCGTCACTATCGCCACGGAATCGCTGAATGCGCCAGTTGCGCATGTGGCCCTGCTGAAACCACGCGAGCCGCTTTTTCGTGTTTCCAATAGTGCCGACAGAGATAAACTTTTCCTGGCTGTAAGCCTTGCCATCGAGCGAGTAGCTGGTGCTGATTTGCGGGTTCTTGCCCAGAGCCACGCTTCCGGTAAGGCTGACCAGTTCCATCTCGTTGAAGATCACGCCGTTGCTCTGGTTGTATACGATTATCGTGCCAAACTCCCAGCGCACTTGCTGGCCCCAGTGGTCGCCTGTCTCTTGAACCAGATAGCCGATATTGCTAGATTGCGGGTCTCCGACCAGCCATTTGTCGTAAGCCCAGACCAAGTTCCGAGCACGATATTGCGATAGACCTGACAAGGTGCTCACCAAGACAAACCAGACAGGAGTTTGCAAAGCCTCGGATGCTGATGCGTCATAAACCAAGGTCTGGTCTGGCAGATGGACGTATAGGTGCTGGTGGTTCTTGTCGTTTCTGGCTTCAAGTTTGACCAAAGACAACTGAGTTTCAGTGTATTGCAAAAGAATTTGGTCGATTTCCTGAGTGCTTACTTTTTGGGTGATTGCCGCTGCGCCGATATAAATGGCTGGGGCTTCGTTTCGACCACTGCCTAAAAACGCGATGCGCTCGATAAACACGCAACAAGCCTGCGTACCGATCACGCCCTTTTGCAACTGAGCGCCATCGATGCGTGCGAACGGGAACAGCTCGCCACCGACGTTATCAAATACCTCAACGGTGTTTCTGTTCAGGGCATAGACCTCGTTGCGAAGTTTTAGCAAAGCCACCACTGGGTCAGGGTCAACCTCCGAGCTTCCATACTTCAGCGGATTGACTAAAAGCGGATTTGTTAATTCTGTGACGATCAAAAACTCGCCATCGGTGGTCATGAAATAACCATCCACCCAGCAGAAGTCGAGCACCACTCCGAGGTCTGGATCGGTGACCTGCGTGAGAGTTGTCCCACTCCAATAGTAGAGCCGCCCACCCGATGCAATCGCCAGCAGGTCAAAGCTGTAATCAAAGGTGACTAACTCCGTTACAGGCCCACCCACATCGCCCAGGACGGTCACAGCGCCTGCGCTGCTGATCTCAA